GACCTCGTCACGGTTACCGGGGAAGTACTGAACCTCGCTGAACACCTGCTCGCCAACGCCCCAGGCCAGCCAAACCGTGCCCACCGGCTTGCTCGGCGAACCGCCATCCGGCCCGGCCACACCGCTGACCGCCACGGCAAACCGCGCCCGGCTTTTTTCCTGGGCACCACGGACCATGGCCTCGACCACCTCGCGACTGACCGCCCCCACCGTTGAAAACAACTCGACCGGGACATTCAATTGCTCGGTTTTCTGACGATTGGAATAGGTGACATAACCGGCTTCAAACCACGCCGAACTGCCCGGAATACGGGTAATCGCTTCGCTGATCCCGCCGCCGGTACAAGATTCTGCAGCGGTGACGTGGGCATTGAGAACCTGCAAGCGCCTGCCAAGTTCAGCGGCCAGTTGGGTGATTTCTTTCACGGTCATCTCCTGAGCGAGCGGAATGGGACTACCGTACACGAGCGTAGGGCGCTTGCAAGGCGCAGGATCGATCAAAATGTTAGCGAGCGAGCGCTCTGACGTAGGCCTGACAGGCCTGCAAGGCAATCAGTCCGCGGTCGCCGGCGTCGGTGATGGCGATAATTCGTTGAGCATGCGCCGGGTCAAGTCGGGAGCGTACAGGTCCATGAACCACGCCGCCGGTGTCGGCGGTGGCTGACACTGCACCTTCGCCGGCCTCGAGGAGGACTGACAGGCGCACATCAGCAGTGGCAAGACGATCGCGCAGGCGACCTTGATCACGTTGGGCATCGCTGAGTGCTCGATAATGGGTTTGTTCACTGGCGCTAAGCTGCTGCTCAAGCGCCAGGCGTTGGTCCTGCTCGACCTGCTGCTGCGTTGCGGCTGCCAAGGCCAGTCGGTTCAACGTCTCGGCATGCACACTGGCCTGTTCCGCCAGTAGCCGCCCATAACGCCCATCCTGAAATCGCCAGGCCATTGCCGCCGAGCCACCGGCCAACACCGCCAGTAACACAACAACACCCACGACGCGCCAAGGCGCTGGCATCAAACCGAAGGCTGGCATAACACCGCCCTCGCCCGCGCCCAGAGTTGCAATCGGTCTTGCAGCCCATTCAGACCGCCATTGATTCGGCGGGTGATGCTGTTGAACTGGTCGCGATCGGCCAGTTCGTTGAGGCCGTTCTGTGCCCAGAACCAGGCGGCGGATTCAGCTGCCCATCGGGGTTGCTCCAACAGTTCAGGGTGTTGCAACAAGCGTTCATCGTTAAACAGCCCCAGACTGCATTGACGATAGTTACTGCGACCGGTGATCTGGATCAGGCCACGGCCGCGATATTTTTGACCGTCACCATCGGGCTGCGAAGTGTTGCCCAAGCGGACGGCCAGAGTCCCGGTGTCGTACTTGCTCAGGTAATCGTCACTGCCCAATTCACACACATACTGCAGCTGCCCGGATTCGTGGCCGACTTGTGCAAGAAACGCAACAATGCGCTTCGCAGTGTCGATGCTGTGGCGCGCCATCGCCGTGTTGAGGGAAGAAATTAAAACGCCCGCTTGGGAGCGGGCGTTGGGCATGATGTTGAGCAGTTGCCCTTCTGTAAGCAGCATATGATGTCCTCGACTTACTCACTCGACGCGAAAAAGCGAGCGTAACGAATGAGAAAGTTCTTTGTGCTATCGACCAGGAAAGAGGATGTCGAGTCGATCAACACCCTCGGGCAATCGATTCAAGCGACTGTGGGGTGCGACGGCCACGCCGGATCGATCAGCGTCAAGTTGACCCGATTCACTGCGATGCGGTATTGCTTCCACTTTGTGAGCAGCAGTGTCTCGGCTGACGTCGCATCGCCAAGATCGATCGCATCCTGCAAGGGTGCGATGGCTAACCCTGCCTGGGTCATCAGCCCATCCCGCATACGCGTGTTCCGCTCCAGAGTCTCAGCGGGGGTGGGCATGTACGGCACTGGTGGGGCAAAGATACCGTTCGCATAAGTCCAACCCGGCAGTGGTAGCGGATTGAGGCCAGTGATTTCGACCATCGTCGCGACCAGCTCGGCAGTGTAGCGATCTTCAATTGGCTCCTCAGTACCGATCCGACTGGGATCGCCCTCGAACCAATCCCATGCTTCTGAATCGTAAGGTTTCGGATCGATCCGTTCCATGAAGATCCCGCGATCAATACGTGCGTATGTTTTCATCATGCCCACTCCCTGATCAATGTAAGCCCATCAGCGCCTTTGCCGCCTGCCCGAGCTGCTGGAACTGCCGAACCATTAGCCGCACCTGCACCACCGGTCCCTGGACTGAAGGCATCCGCGCCAGGGGTACCCGTATTCTGAGCCCCTCCGTTACCGCTTGGACCTCCCCCGTACCGTGAAGTACCACCCGTGCCACTCTGTGGGGTGGGGGAATAAACGCCCGAAGCCCCCGCCCCACCCTCGGCGTTGAGATCCCCGCCGCTACCTCTTCCGCCTGAAGAAATGCCGAATGGGATGCCACTTGGGGTTCCGGATATTGCCGGCGTAACCGCGAATCCGCCCGTCGCTGAAATCAAGCTGCCAATAGCGCTGGTGCCGCCAGCCCCATTTGTGCTTGCGGGTCCACCCTTGCCGACCGTAATTGTTTGTCCGGCAAACGCTGAGATGGGTCGGCGAATATAGGCCCAGCCCCCAGCACCACCGCCGGGCCCGGCGGCCACTTGTCCCGTCGCAGTAGACGCAGCATTCGCCCCCGCCGCGCCACCACCCAATACCTCACCTTCCCCGAACACTGCATCAGGGTGCGGCACGAAAGTGGCACTGATATTGGCGAATGCACCGCCATCAATAGACGCTTGCAAGGTTCCTGCGCTATCTCGATACAGCGTTGAACGCACCAGTCGCCCCGTCGCCTGCCCCAACTGCATGGCGTGATGGCTTTTGCTCGCCGGAGCGATTGCCAGTGCGCCACCCGTGCATTCGAGCAGGATGAATTTATCCAGCATTGCGGAATAGACAACAGTACAGAGCCCGTCCACAACGATCTCGCCGCCCTGCAGAGCACCAAGCCCCAACCCGACCAACGCCTTGGCTGGCCCACCATTCTGGCTAAACGTACTGGCGCCGGTGTTTGCAGTCTTGGCCTTGAAGCGCAATGGCACGCCATTGACCAAGGCTGGAATGGCCGGCGTATAGGCCACTGTGTAAACGTTCGCCGCTCCGGTGTCCGTCCCAAACTTGCCAGAGTCCGCCTGGACAATCAGACGAATCGCTTGCTGCAACTGGGTCAGATCGACTTCACTCGGAGCCAGTCCTGCCGCCTCGATAACGTTCAGCACCTCGGTCGTAATCGAGTTGCCCCATGCCGCTGGAATCAACGAGCCGGGCATTCCCGAATAAGGATTCTCATCAACAAACTTGCCATCTACTAACCCAATGCTGGGCACACTAATCGGAAAATCCACGTTTTTACCCCTCAGTCATAATTGATGTGAACAACGGTGTGCGCCGGTGCCGACCGGCGGATAACACATTCGATTGAATTGCCCGGGTTGGTGCCAAAGCGTTCCCCCCAGTAGCTGACACCAAAGCGCCGGCCTTGCCGTTGCCGGCCCCCGGTGTTGAGCGTCCACATGAACTGGGCACGCCAGGTTCCAAAGTGCGCCGAGCCAAAACGAGAACGCCCCATACGGGGCGCTTGGTGTTCTGTGATCGAAGCGTTCGGGTAACCCTGGCTGACGGCGATCTCGATGAAATAGGCCAGGCTCTGTCCCCCTGTTTCGACCAATCGTCGGCGAACGGCCAGGCGCCGATCTTCAAAGGCGGGGTTTGGGCCAAGGCATGCGTCGGGCAACCCCATGACAGATTCCCAATCCGGCACCAATTCGCTGACGGTGGTCGGGTCCATTTCATTGAGCAGGTCAGCGGCGCGAGCGTCGAGGCGTGCCAACTCCTGGGCAACACCTGCGAGGACATCGTCGAGTTCCGGGACCCGCTCGGGGTTCCACGCCGGTCCGCTGGGCAGCAGGCTGCGCAGTTGGGCCTGGTATTGCGCGGCGGCTCTTATCACTGCCATACGCAACCTCCAAAGGTCAGCAACTGGTTAGTTGCCGCCACGACATCGGCGGTTGGCGACGTGAGCTTGTGGTCGCTTTCACCGGTGGCGCTGCTAATGGCTTCGCGGATGTGGCTTATCAGCAGGGTGTCCCCCAACCCCGCCTCTCGACTGTGCAGATCACGCAGTTGAGCTTCGACAGCTGCGCGCACAGCGTTCGAGTCCGGGGTCAGACGAAGGCTATAAGTCACCGACAACGGCACCGGAGGCAGGACGTGTAACTCGGCAGTGACCGGGCGCAAGGGTTCTATGTAGGCTTGAACTTCCGCCAACTGCGCGGCGTCCGGGATCGGTTGTGGATCGTTGTCACGCACCACGAACAATCCGACAGTCCCAAGCCCCAGGTAATTGCCGAGACACCAGGCGCGAGTGATGCCCGGGCATTCCAGCGCCCAGGTTTCATAGTCTTGCGCCGAACCGCCCTGTGGAATGATGCGGTAGGAACGAATCACCCTCGATCGCAGGGACTCAATACTTTCCCGAGCGACCCCGCCGATCAGTCCCGGCGCCAGCACCACAAAGCTATTGCCGACGATGCCCTGAATCGGCTGCACCGCAAACAGCGTCATTCCGGCTTCGGCGTTACCCAGGCTTCCGGCGTCGAGCGCGGCGATGGTGGTGCTGTTGAGACCGTTGCCGGTGGTGCGGGCGGCGGTGATTTTGTAGCTGCGACCGTCGCTCGATTGCAACAGTGTGTCGACGTCGAGCACTGCGCCCGCGCTGGCGGTAAAGCTGACGCTACCGCTGGCCGATTGTGCGGCTTTGCGTGGCTGATTGAGACGAAGTGCGGCGATCCGTTCCAGGGTGGATTCATCGGCCTTGTCCGGGAGGATCTGCGCGCAGATCCAGTCCAGATAACCATACAGACCAAAAGCGGCACCACTGAGGGTTCGGGCCAGCACTTGTGCATCGGACTGGCGCAGCGAATCGCTGGCCAGGTCGCCTTGGGCGCGCTTGATCAGCACCGGCAGCGAAGGGGTTTCAAACGGCATAGATCACCTGCCAACTGTTATCAGGGTTGATGTCAAGGCGCTCGCCATCGGCCAGGGTCAGGCTCGTGCGCAGGTTCAGGCGTTGGGCGTCAACGCGCTCGCTGATGATGTCGATGGCGCTGCAATGGCCGTCGTCAATCAGCCATTGCAAGGCTTCGCGGGCATAGAACTCGGCATCCATCTGGGTCTGTCGGGTCAGTTTGACTCGCCGTAACAGCCACAGCCTCGAACCG